TTATATTATCTACAATCTATTGGTGTGTCAGGAATGACTTTTTCCGCAAATACTCTTACACTCACAAACCCTACAGGTGGTACAATTGCTAATGCTTTGATTGATATTAATGCTGACAGTAGGTGGTATATACCTTCAGGAAGTACTGTTGAAATTGGTTCATATTCACAAAGTTTCATATACGGAGATTTAGTTGTTTTAGGTACATTATTGTTAAATGAAAATTCACAGTTAGTTATTTTGAATGGTGATTTAGTTTTAAGTGGAGGCACTTTAAGTGGATCAGGACAAACAGTTTTAGTAGATTTACCAACATTTAATGATTTAATAACTTCAGGAACATATTCAGGAGGAACATTAACTTTATCAACAAGTAATGGTACAGATGTAACGGTCAATGGTTTTTTCACCGGAAGTACTGACGTTTTTACAACAGGCGCATCTTACAATAATGGTATTATTTATTTTGATACTAACGTATCACCTTCAGCATATACTGTTAATATTAGTTCTTTAACCGGAGATTCAAACACTTTTTTAACGGGAGTCACCTATGATAATTTAACAAACACAATAACATTAACCGATAACACAAACACCATTTTTAATGCGTATATTGATTCGGTTAGTGGGTTAACGGTAAACGGCACTTTAAGTGCAACAACAATATCTGGCGGTACTTTTTACGGTGATGGATCAAATTTAAGTGGTATTAGTAGTAATCAATATACATACGAAATAGGACAATATGTTCCATCAGAAGGAGGAGTAATATTTCATAGATATTTAGATGGTGTAAATGAAAACTATTTAGTTGTTTCAATGAGTGATTTAACAAACTCTGTTTGGAGTGATGTTAATGTATTAAATGCGGCAACTAGTAGTTGGAACGGTTTGTCTAACACCAATATAATTGCAACTCAATCCCCCAACAGTGCAGCACAACTTTGTTTAAATTACAGTGTCGGTTCTGTTAATGATTGGTATTTACCAGCAATAGATGAACTTTATTTACTTATACAAAATAGATTTAATGTAAATAAAACATTACAGAGTAATGGTGGAACCAATTTACTTTATTTGAATAATGTTATGGGGCAGAATGTCGGTTATTGGTCAAGCACAGAAGCAACTGCAACATTTAATATACCTATTCTTAATCCTCCAGGGGCGATGTATGTTAACTTTTTTACAGGTCAAATTGCATTTCAAAGTAAACTGAATAGTTTACCTGTTAGAGCGGTAAGAAATTTTAGTTTATAACTAAAAAATAAGAGAAAAATAAAAAAGTAAAGATATTTATAAATTAAAAAGACATGGGAAGAATAATACAACAAAATAATGGTAAAACCACAATTTACGTTACAGGAGAAGATTTCAATAATTTAAGTGGAACCACTGACACTTATTACGTTGGTGTTGATTTAAATAGTGGGTCATTTGAAAAAAAGAATCCGGATGGTTCTCTTGAAGAATTTGGTGGATCCTTTACTGGTGCCACTGAAGTAACATATTCAGAAATTCAAGACCTGATTGATGGAAGTGGATTAACTACAGGATCTTACTACATAATAACCGACTTTAGAACATGTTATGATCAACCTGATTATGATTATAATGGTAATCCTATTATTAATACAGGTATCACATCTAATTACAAACAAGGACCTGTTGAACCTTTAATGGTTCTCTCAACATCAGTTAATACGATTTCAAGTGATGCTTATCAACCAACATACCCAAATGATAAAATAAGATATGACTGGACATTTAGTGCTACTGAAGTTACAAATAATGTTGCATTTGGTAGAATTACCGAAAGGGTTGATGAATTTAACAACCGAACTGACTATGACCATAGAGATGTTTTATTTAGAAGGTATGATAACTACTATTATGAAGAAAAAGATATCGCCAAAGGAACGATTGAACTAATTCAAAATACGGGTGAAGTAATAGGTACAGGAACAGTATTTTCAAATTATAATACTGGTGATCACATAGCAATTCCTAATTCAAGTGAGATTTTCTTTGAAATTGTATCAATATCGGCTGACACAAGTATGGTTGTAAGTGGATTAACTATACCAGCTGTTTTATCTGGTTCTAGTTTTTATTTAGCACAAAGAGACGGTCTTACCTATAAACAAAATAATATATCAATTGATTATACGGAACACCCTACGTTTTTATTTGATGATGAAACTATAATTTCAAATTACGTTGGTGATGTCGCATCATTTATAGATTGGAGCCAGAATACTTTTTTATTACCAAATAATGTCTTCGGTGAGGATGTAATTGGAAACCGAATAGGTAACAATTTTAGGAATAACACATTTAAGAGTGATGTTGAGCATAATATTATAGGAGACCAGTTTGAGAATAATACAATTTACAATGACGAGGATTTCACAGATAATCAAATAGCTGCTAATTTCCGAGATAATCTAATTATCTGTGATGATTTTAATGACAACGTGATAGGTGATAACTTCAACAACAATAAAATATTTAACAATATTGATTTCGTTGATAACCAAATAGGTGTTGGATTTAATAATAACACCATATACGATGACTTTGAGGATAACAAAATTGGTAACGGTTTTAATAATAATATTGTTGATGGGAATTTTTATGATAACCTAATTGGTAACGAATTTAACAATAACGAAATATTTTCACAATTTTATGATAACCTAATTGCTAATGAATTTAATAATAATACGATTTATTCTGATTTTTATAAAAATCAAATATTGGACAACTTTAATGATAATGTAATCGGTGATTTTGCTAACTATGGTAATTTTGAATTCTATAGAAATTATATTCGTAATAATTTTAATGAAAATGTTATTAGACAAGATTTTCAAAATAACCAAATTGGTACAAACTTTCAAGAGAATGAAATTAATGGTGAATTTCAGGGTAATACCATTTTAAACGGATTTAACAATAACACAACTGGTAGTGATTTTAGATTAAATAATATTGGTAATGGGTTTAATAACAATACTATAGATGATGATTTTTATCAAAACACAACTGATTATTATTTTTATAATAATGTAATTAGTAATGAATTTAACACTAATAAAGTTGGTACTTATTTTGAAAATAATAGACCATCAAACGATGATTTATTTGGGTGGAACGACTTATCAACGGTATCGACAAGAACATATAACACATTAAGAATTTCACTCAGTAATAATGTTGGTAGTTATATTTTAGGTAAGGAACTTGTGATGAGAGTTATATCAACACAACAATATTTTAGAATTAAATTCACACAATGGACACAAGGTGGAAATGGTGGTGGATTCCAATATGAAAGACAAGAACTGGATTCAAATGGTAATACCACAGGTTCAACCGTTGTGTTTACTAAAACTAATTATGGTTCAGAAGTGGATATTATCGTTCCTGGTGTTGTAGAATTAACAAGAGATAGTCAAGGTGGATTATATAACACAATAACTGACACACCACCATTTAATAATCAATGGCCTGGTCCTGGTGATACTGAATGGAACTCAATTTACACACAACAAAATAATGGTGAAAGATTCGCATATAATACCATTGGTAATAATTTTAGAAATAACATAATTGGTAGTGATTTTGGTTATGGTGGTGGTGACCCATATGGTAATATCATAAATGATAATTTTGAAAATAACATTATTGGTCAATTTGCGTATAATAATGTTATTGGTAATGATTTTAAAAATAACACCGTTGGTGATAATTTTGAAGATAATCAAATTGGTTTAAATTTTAGTAATAACATAATAACCCAAGATTTTTATAAGAATGAAATTGGTTTCGGATTTAATAATAATTCAATAAGTGGAGAAACATTTAACAATAGAATCGGTGAACAATTTGAAAACAATACAATATACGGTAATTTTAATGATAACCAAATTTTCAACGAATTTAAAGGTAATATAACGTATCAGGATTTTAGTGAAAATAGAACAGATTGGGGTTTTGGAGGAAATCAAATTAGTGGAAGTTGTAATGGTAATACCTTCGGTCCATTTATTTCTGATAATGACTTTTTGGGTAGTGTTTTTGGAAACACATTTAAAGGTGTCGTTTTTGGAAACACTATTGGTGATAATTTTGCCTCTAACAATATTGGTGCATTATTTAGTAATAACACAATAGGTAACGATTTTGGTTTCGGATTGGGAGAACTACAAGGTAATATTATAAACGATAATTTTCTGGATAACACTATTGGTGAATACTTTTACAATAATAATATCGGGAATTTTTTCTCAGGTAATACCGTTAGTGATAATTTTGAAGATAACTCAATTAAAAATTACTTTATTGGAAATACAATATTAGATGGTTTTGAAGGTAATGAAATAGGAAATTATTTTGGTAATAATAATATAGGTATTGCCTTTGCTGGTAATGATATTGAAAATGTTTTTAGTGGAAATTCTATAGGTAATATTTTTACTGGAAATTCTATTGGTAATTACTTCGTTACTAACAGTATAGGTGATGAATTCGTATCAAATAATATCGGTAATGAGTTTAGTAATAATTCCATTGGAAATACCTCTAGAAATAACAAAATAAATGATTTATCTTCTAATAACATTATTGGGAATGGTTTAAGAAATAATGTAATAGGTAATAATTTTAGTGATAACAATATCGGTAAGGATTTTAGAAATAATACATTAGGTAATGGGTTTAATACTAATATTATCGGTAACAATTTTGATTATAATATTATTGCTAAAGCTTTTAATAATAATACAATAGGTAAAGATTCAAATAATAATGTAATAGGTAATAATTTTTTCCAAAATAACATATCTAACGACTTTATAGGTAATGCAATTGAAAATGATTTTAAAAATAATACTATAGGTAATACATTTACAGGTAATGATATTGAAAATAATTTTGAAAATAATAATATAGGTATTGCCTTTGCTGGTAATGATATTGAAAATTATTTTACTCTAAATTCTATTGGTAATGGTTTCATAGGTAATGATATTGAAAATTTCTTTGTTGGAAATACAGTAGTTGATGGTTTTGAAGGTAATGAAATAGGTAATTACTTTGGTAATGATAGTTCAGGTCCTGGTTCACCGGTACAGAACGTAATATTCAATGATTTCAAATACAATAAAATTGGTAATTTCTTTGGTAATGATACAAACTACCCTTCAGTTGGTGGCGGTTCAAACGGAGATGGTGGTAACATCATAAATGACGGATTTCAGTTTAATGTTATTGGTGATAATTTTATATTCAACGCTATTGATTTAAACTTCACAAATAACAAAATTGGTGACGACTTTTGGTTTAACGTATTTGGTCAAAACACATTGGATAATACAATAGGTAATTTATTTGTTGGTAACTCAGGTATAGGCGGATCCCCAAGTGCTATTGGTGGTAACTTTATATCTAATAATTTGGGTAATTATTCAGCATTTAACGAAATTGATACTGATTTCCAATACAACAAAATCGGTAATTTCTTTGGTAATGCTGGTGTTGGTACACAAAATGTTATTTCATCTGGATTTAACAATAATAATATTGGTGATTACTTTGGAGATGACGGTAGTCAAACTGCTGGTGGTAATATAATCACTAGCGCTTTCACTAAAAATCAAATCTTATCTACAAAAGTATTTAATTATGACTTTACATCTGCCACATATGTGTATGATGCAAATATGACAAAAATTATTTTTGACAGACAAGATGGTACACCTAGATTGTCTTTCTATGACTCAACGGATGTATTAACTATAGTTGATATAGACGTATAATAAAAAATTAAAAAATAAAAATAAAATGGCAAGTGCAAATTTTAATACAGAAATAGTATCATCAAACTCCAAAGAAAAGTTAGAGTATGATTTAGATAAAGTGATATCAAAAGATTTTATCGCCAACAAATTTTACCAATACACTTTAAGTGGTAGTTTTCCAGATGGTGTTTCGATTGAAAATAGACAAATGATTGGTACTTATCTAATAATTCCACCTTCAGTGGGGTTTGATTTATCAATAAATGTATTTAATGGGGATAAAAAAAACCCTATAGAGGCAAAGGCAACCACTAAAGTAACCATAGAAGGCGGTGGAGAACCAAGTTTTTCAACCGAAATAACTAAATTTTATGAAAAATCTAATTTTGGACAAAAAAAGGAACAATCTGCACAAAATTGGTCAAATATAATTTCACAAAGAACCTCAAGTAGTGAAGAATCTGTTGTTAGTGATAGATAATAAAAAATTAAAAATAAATATAAAATGGCAAGCGCACCAGTTAAATACGTAACAAATCAATATCCATTCAAAACCTATAAGGCGTTGTTAACACAAACACCTCCGTTGAGTGGTACAGAATTATTAGATTTTGATAATAAATTTATTATTGGAGAATCGTATGAGATAATTAATTATGCTGGGGGATATGTTGATAATGGTAACATCACTAATGATGGAACAAATTATCCTGATGGTGTTACTACTTATACCACAACAGGAGGTAACGGTTCAGGTTTACAATTAGATGTAGAATTTTCATCAGGAGTAGTGGTTAACGTAAGTGTTAGTAATTCAGGATCAGATTATTTAGTTGATGATGAAGTTACACTAGTTGGTGGGGATAATAACGCAACTTATCAAATAACAAGTGTACTCGGAGACGATTTTTCAAATATTGCGGATGTTACAAGTGGTACTATAAATCAAAACGGTTGTATTTTTATTGCAACAGGATTCATCCCTACCGAATGGACAAATGGATCCGAATTAAATTCCGCTGGCGATTTTGTTGTTACAGAATTAGAAAACACATTAGGATTTAATGTAAGTTGGTCTGAACCAATTGACGGTATATATTTTGCACAAAACGATGGAGGACCTTCTGAAAATTCATTTCCTAGAGAATTAACACAAACTTTCATAAATCAAAATGGTGGGTTAAGTGTAATAAACCCCAATTTAATTTTTCAATCACAAGTTGTAACAGACGCAGAAATTGACGACTCTGTTCTTCTTACTGTTTTTGATTTTGGACTTGGAGATTATGTTTCAGGAGAATTATACTACACACCAGTAGAAATAAACATTTTATATACATTACCATCATGATAAAACAAATTCAAAAAAAATCAGATAAAACCTTTTTAGTATCTGCAGATGAAGATACTTGGTTAGAAAATAATAAAGACGCGGCTTATTTGACTCCGTCTAAATATAATGAAGAAAAAGGTAAACTTTTAAACAATTACTCAGAAAACGATTTAAAAACAAGATTGGGTGATAAAAGAAATTTAAAATTAACTGAGGAAGATATTCAAATTAGACTTCAAGAAATTCAAGCAATAAGAAATACGAATAAATTTGCTAAAATTATTAAAAAACAAGTGATATGAGAATTTGTATATTATGTGAAGAATCTAAAGTTTCACAAGCAAGAGAAAAAATGAAAAATGATAATATCTTAAAAATAGATTTATCACCAACAGGAGAGTTACCCGCAACGCATAAATTGTGTGTATTGGCGGTTACCGATGAAAAAGCCAAACAGATGATTGATTCTGCGGAATTAACAATAATTGAGGCAATGAACCCAAAAGAATTTTTGGTAAAACATAACCTAAAGAAAATTGGAAAGTACGGAATTAAACCCTTTTAAGTTAAAAAAAAAATTCATCACAAAAGATGAGGTAAATAAAATATTAACATGGATAGATTCAGTTAAACATATTGGTAATGATAGCAATCATCACCTAACCGAATTATCTAAAGAACTAAACGGTAACTCTTATATGTTTGACATATCAAATAATCCTTTAACCAATTATATTACAAAATTCCAATCAATATCGGATGTATCTAAAGATCCATTACCTGATTTTATACATAATATAATAGATAAAATATCTAAAGAATTTAATTTTCCAAAAGAAAACGTTTTTTTACAGGCGGTAGATATGAATACAGGCGGAAAAATAAATCCTCACTATGACGCATCAATTGATGGTTATGTTAACTATAAGTGTAATATAAGTGTTTTATCTGAGGATTATGATTTATTTTTAGATAAACACACGGTAAAGATACAAGAAACTGATTTATATTCTTTTGAGGCTTCATTATATAAACATTGGACAAATGAATTTAATTCAAGGAGGGTGTTTTTAAGTTTTGGGTTCTTATTACCGTATTCGGTATTAAAAAGAGATATTAATGATCCAAGAGTTAGATTAAGTAAACGAATTGAAAAATATTTCCAACAGTAAAATATTTATTAAATAAAAACAAATAATCTTATTCTATGGAATTTTTTATTCAACAAAATACAACGCTACCCATTTTAAAAATGGATGTTATTAGAGACGGAAGAACCGACTCATGGAAAGAATTTTATTCTGTTTTAGATAATGCAAACATCCGATTCTCAATGAAAAGTGAAGATAATGGAATTCAAAAAATATTTATGCAACCTGCATATTTAACAGAAAAAAATAGAACAAATCCAGATTCTGAAAGACAATACTATATCTATTATAAATGGACACAAAAAGACACAAATAAAAAAGGTAGATATATTGGAGAGTTTTCAGTTATATTAGAAAACGGAGAATTAATTGCACCAATAGTTTCAAATTTATACATAAACATTATTTGACATTTGATCAACCATTTCGTATTTATTAAGAAAGGGAAATCACAATATTTTTTGTGAGTATAATAACCCAAATTAAAAAATACAAATATGGTTCCACAAGAAGAAATTGAACGCTTTTTACACGGCGAAGACGAAGAAAAATATATCGTAGCATTAGAATACGATTACAAATCAGATAAAATATTTAAAGTAATACAAGACCCAATCAAAGGAAAACTTTTGAGAATGGATACTTTTATTCCGTTTGCTTGGGTTGGTGACCTTAGAAGTAAAAACTTTTATAAAGGGAATAAAGACTTACAAAAAAAGGCAATGTCTGAAAACGGCATTATCATAGAAAAATTAGAAGATCACGGTGACGAAAGATTGAAGAACGGGTTAACGTTCTTGGTTAAAACAACAAAATCATATTCAAATCTTGTAAACTTTTTTAAAGGTGGAGGTCTCGATCCGTGGGGTAGAGATAATTCAGACGCAATTACAATACTATCCCCTGTCGAACAATACTTAATTCAAAAAAGTAAAAGACTATTTAAAGGGTTTGATGAATATGATGAAATACACAGGTTTGTATTCGATATCGAGACCACAGGTTTAGATCCCAAGACAAGTAAAATATTCTTGATAGGGATGAAAGACAATCGTGGTTTTCTAAAATTATTATCCGCTCAAAATGAAGATGAAGAAAGACAAATGATTATTGAGTTTTTTAAAACAATAGACGAACTAAAACCTTCTCTTGTTGGTGGATACAACTCAGCATTCTTTGACTTTCCTTTTATTTTAAAACGTGCAGAGATTTTAAAATTAAATATTAAAAAAATTGCTAAAACTTTAAATCCTGATTATTCATTAAAACAAAAAGACGGGATTTTGAAGTTAGCGAATGAAATGGAACCTTACGTTCAAACACAAATGTGGGGTTACAATATTATTGATATTGCGCACGCAGTTCGTAGAGCACAGGCTATTAACTCTGACATTAAGAGTTGGTCTTTGAAGTACATTACCAAATTTATTGAAGCAGAAAAAGAAAATCGTGTTTATGTAGAAGGTGATAAAATCGGTAAAATTTATTTTGACAATGAAGAATATTGGATGAATAAAGAAAACGGTAACTACAAAAAAGTAGGACTTGATTCTAAAATAGATGAAATATGTTCAAGAAGAGATGACGTATATAAAAAAATTACAGGTTCAAAAATAATTGAAGATTATCTTGATGATGACCTTTATGAAACTATGGTTGTTGATGAACAGTTTAATCAAGCAAACTTTTTACTTTCTAAACTTGTACCAACAACATACGAGAGACTTTCAACTATGGGTACCGCTACCTTATGGAAAATGATTATGTGTGCGTGGTCCTATAAACATAATTTAGCAATTCCTAAAAAGTTACCAAAAAGAAAATTTACAGGAGGTTTGTCAAGATTACTTCAAGTAGGGTACTCAAGAAAAGTATTAAAACTTGACTACTCTTCTCTTTATCCTTCTATTCAGTTGGTTCATGATGTATTTCCAAAATGTGACGTAACGGGTGCGATGAAAAGTATGTTAAAATACTTTAGAGATACCCGTATAAAATATAAAAATTTAGCAAGTGAATTTAAAAAAACGGATCCGAAACTTTCTGTCTCATACGACAGGAAACAATTACCAATCAAAATCTTTATCAATGCCTTCTTTGGATCATTATCTGCACCCCACGTCTTCCCTTGGGGTGATATGGACATGGGAGAACAGATTACGTGTACCGGAAGGCAGTATTTACGACAGATGATTATGTACTTCATGAGTAAAGGTTACACTCCACTTGTAATGGATACGGATGGTGTAAACTTTGAAACTCCTGAAGATAGAGATAACTACACTTATGTAGGTAAAGGTCTTAATGGTTTAGTAGAAGAAGGAAGCTGATGTTGCAGAATACAATGACTTATTTATGAGAAACGAAATGGGTCTTGATATTGATGGTGTATGGCCTGCAACAATTAACGTGGCACGTAAAAACTACGCACTTCTAACAGATAAAGGTAAAGTTAAATTAACAGGTAATACAATTAAATCTAAAAAACTTCAAACATATGTTGCAGAATTTTTAGATAAAGGACTAAGAATGTTACTTGATGGTAAGGGTGCCGAGTTTTTGGATTTTTACTATGAGTATGTAGATAAAATATTTAATAAACAAATCCCATTAGCAAAGATTGCAAACAAGGCTCGTGTTAAACAATCAATAGAGGATTATAAAGTTCACATCACAAAAACAACAAAGGCAGGAAGTTTAATGTCTCGTCAAGCACATATGGAACTTTTGATGAATGCTGGTAAAAATCCTGGTTTAGGTGATACAATCTATTACGTTAATAACGGTGAAAAAAAATCACATGGAGACGTTCAAAAGAAAACAACCAAGATGACTAAAAAACAAATACAAGACTACATGGATGGTTATGGTGCTGTACCACTTGAAATGTTATCAAAAAGTGAAGTTATTTTAAATTGTTATTTAATCGATGAAAAAGAAATTGAACTAAATCCTGATTTATTAGGTGAATATAATGTACCAAGATATTTGGCAGCATTTAATAAAAGAATTGAACCTCTGTTAGTTGTTTATAGTCCTGAAATTAGAAAAGATATTTTAATTGAGAATCCTAAAGATATGCCAATATTTACAAAATCACAAACTATTATGGGTAGAGGGTTTCCTATGAAAGAAAAAGACCAAGATAAGTTAGATGAGGTATTAACTCTTTCTGATATGGAAGTTACGTTTTGGAAAAGTGTTGGAATTGACCCTTACTACATGTATATTGATGACACAATTAATTTAGTGGATAGTGAAAGAGTTGAAAACAATAGAAGAATTATGTTAGAAAGTAAGTTAAAAAATGAAGTAGATGATGATGATATTTATGAATTCGATGAAGATGGGGATTTAATGTCCTTAGTTTTTGACTAAGAGTTCTTCAACCCGTCTGAAGATAGTATGTACCAATAATCACCAATTTTTTTAAATTCGACACAGGCACCTTTATTTAGTTCTACTTCATTAAATTCCTCATCTATTAGTTCGTTTGATTTAACTAAAACGTTTGTTAATGATTTTATTATAACATGATCGCTTGTATCTGAATTTAAAAAAATTAAACAGTTATTAACATCTTTTACTACAATATAGTTTTCACCATTTGTGCTATATGAAATACTATTTATAATAACACTCTCTGAAACAAAAACTTCTTTACCGTTAATTGTTTTTTTTATTTGTGATGTTTTAAATACCGCCATAAAATTAAACTATATTGATAGGGCTTTGAAATGGTCTGAATTTTAATAATTTATTTAAATTTTCAGCCTGTAAAGCCTTTTGTTCCATGAGTTTTTCAGGTCTTAATCTTTCTAATCTTGTTTTTAGTTCTTCCCATAAAGAAGTTTTTTCATCTTTTGCTTCGGTCGCCAAAGATTGGTACTCTAATGTTAATTCAGAGTCAGGAGTTTTTAAGTTACCACTATATTTACCTCTAACTTTAGATAAAGTTTCTTTACAGTATGCTGTAAACCACCTTCTAACCCAAGTTTTTGATGGGTTGTTTAATTTATCCCATCTTAATCTTTCTAATGGAATATCACTAGGTAGTCTAACAACATCAGGGTTGTTTGCTAAACAGTCTTCCCTATTTTCAGTATCATAATACCAATACCAAACTTTGTATTGGTTTCTACTTATGTTACCAAAATCAAACTTACCCCCTGGTACATTATATAAATGTAGAGCTTTTTTTCCATCAGGTAGTGCTGTTACCCTGTACGTTAAGTCTCCCGTAATAATTCTTCTTTTAATATTTATATCTTGCATTCTTAAAAGAATGTCAAAGGCCGGTGTAACAAAATAATTACCAGTCGTACCCATTTGTGAAAACCCAGCACCACCACCTAAACCAATACCACCAAATCCACCAAATCCACCCATAAATGGATCAAAATATGCTGCGTCTAATTCCGATCTTGAAAACCATAAAAGTTCGTTAATTTCTCGACCTGCAGGTATTTCATATATCTGTTGACCCGGTACTAAATCAATATAATCTTTTTCTAAAACCCAATCACCACCTGCTTGTAAACCAACAATCTTAGAGTAGGCATAAGTGTATTGAGTCTCCCAATTCATATCACGAGTAGTTAATGCTCTTGTTATTGATTGTTCGTCTAAATTTAACCCATACACAGAAGACCATTGTGCTTCAATAAGCCAATCTTGTATATGTTGTTCATAATCTTCAATTGAAAGTTCTAATAATGAATCCATCATTTCGTCTTCCAATTCGACTGAACGTAAAGGTGCTCCTAAAAGATTTCTTATTCTTTTATAAAGTGCCTCTCTTTCTTGACCGGTGATAATAATAGTAGACATAAGATATTATTTTTTATATAAATATCTTATTATTTAGAATCTTTTCTTTTTAGTTGTGTAGTATATAAATCATTTACAAACCCCCAATTAACAACTTTCCAAAAATTAGAAATATATTTGTCCCTTTGATTTTGATATTTTAAATAATAAGCGTGTTCCCAAAGGTCTAAACCTAAAAGTGGGTACCCTCTTTCTTTTTCCGTATCCATAAGAGGATTGTCTTGATTTGATGTTGTGACAATTTTTAATTTATTAGAATCAGTTAAAATTAACCAAACCCAACCTGAACCAAATCTATTTTTGGCCTCTTCTTCAAATTTTTCTTTAAATTCATTAAACGAACCAAATTCTTTATTAATTTTTCCTAAAATCGGATCTAATATTTTTTGTTTTTTTGGGGATAACATTTTCCAAAATAACGCATGGTTAAATGCTCCACCCCCGTTGTTTTTTACTTTTTTATTAAAATTAGAAATTTTTTTAATTATTTGTTCTAAATCTAAATCTTTACCTTTTATTTTATCTAATTCTAAATTTAATTTTTCAACATACCCTTTATAATGTTTATTGTAATGAACATTCATAGTTTCACTATCAATAAAAGAACCAAAAGAATTATACTCATATGGTAATTTTTCAATACTAACTCTTTTTATTTCTGAAATTAATTTTTCTTTAGATGGAGAGTCATCATTTATTTTTTCTTCAATAATTGAAATTGTTTTTTTTAGTATATTCATATTAATAAATATTATCTATTGTTAGAAATCATATTTAACATTTCTTCAATTGATGATGCGTCTTCTAATAAATCATCGCCCATTACTGTTGATATGATTTTTTTCTTTCTTGTTAAGATGTCATAAATTGCACCCTCGATTGTATTTTCAAATAATGGGTAATAAACGGATGTTGAATTTTTTTGACCTATCCTATGTGATCTGTCTTCCGCCTGTGCGTGTTCTGCAGGTACAAATGATAAGTCATTCATGATTACTGCTTCGGCTGAGGTTAAGGTTATACCAACACCTGCAGCCTTTAAATTACCAACAAATACTTTAATTTTTTCATTTTCTTGAAAGTCGTCTACCGCCTTTTGACGATGAGGTTTTGAACAAGAACCGTCTAAATAAACCGCAGATTTACCAAAATGATTATATATTTCTTGTAATGTGTCAGTAAAGTTTGTAAATATGATAACTTTCTTCCCTTGTTCAATTATGTTTTCCGCTAATTCAATTGTTGATTTAACTTTTTCTTGAGCAATTACTTTTCTTACTTTCATAAGTTTGCCAAACTGAATAGTAAGTGATGAAGACTCTTCTTGGTTTTTATCATACCAATCGTAATATTCACCCATAAGTTCCTCGTAGTCTTTAGATTTTAATCTTAAATAAACGGGTGTAATAATTTTATCAGGTAAATCTAAAACTTCTTCTTTTAATCTTCTTAGAATATGTGTTTGAGTTCTTTCTCTTAATTCATCTAAGTTTGATGCTCCTGTAACATTCCAAACTTTTCTTTTTCCAACACTAAACTGATAACCATTACAATATCTTTTTGCGTAAGCCATCCAATTTGCGGCAACAGGACTATCAACCAATTTTAATAAATTAAAATAATTCATTGGTCTTGAGGTCATTGGTGTCCCCGTTAACAACCAAACCCTATCTAATCTATCGCATAAATCATTTACTATTTTTGTTCTTTGTGCTTGTGGGTTTGATATCATGTGAGCCTCATCCATAATCACAAGGTCAAAATTTGATTTTAAAATAATAGAGTCGTCTTTCTTTTTTGGGTCGTGAAAATTTTTTAATATATCGTAGTTAATAATTACAAAATCAGATTCATCTGAAAATTTCTTACCTTCTGCAATATATACGGTTCTATCTGAATAATTTGCAATCTCTCTTTCCCAATTTATCTTTAATGATGCGGGACAAATAATTAATATTTTTTTAGCCCCTGTTTCAAGTGCAGATATAATTGTTGATGTTGTTTTACCAAGACCCATATCATCAGCCAAAATAAACTTTTTATTTCTAACTAATTTTTCAATCGCTTCTTTTTGGTGAGACATTGGTGACCTGTGATCGTATTTAGAATACTCAATAACAACATTTTTAACTTCATTGTCTTTTACTAAAGCTGATTTTGGAATCCAAAAATCATGTAAAGTTTCCCCACTAAAAATTTTACCCCATATATGATATGATTTATCTTTTTCAACTAACAACTTCTCAACATAAATTTCCGATGGTTCTTTTGTGTACATTTTATCTTCCATCATCTTTTTTCCAAAATATGAATCAAGTTTTACCCATTTTTTTGCAACCTTTGGTACTCTTCCGTGAAAATTTATAATGTACTCCGCTTGTGGCCTTGTGGGTGTAAATATCTTACTATTTTGTTTTTTGTGTTTTAAATTTAAGATATAGTTATTTGACCCAACATAATCATCTAATAACTGAAGGGCTCTTGTTTCGGGAGTTTTTGAAATTAATTCTTCCATTATATTATAAATAAAAATAGTAAATAATATAAAAAAATCAATTAAAGTATTTATATTATATGACACAAAATAGAGTACCAATAACTAGATTAAATAAATTCTTTTCTGAAGAGGATTTTAACTTAGATATTTCCATGGGTGAAGAATGGCTACATGGTGATATGAATTTTACTTTAGTTCTTTACAGAGTTGATAGACAAAAAACAAATAAAGACGATGTATACGGTGAAACGCTTGAAGATGGAGTACAATTTTTAGCTCCTGTTGAATTTAAAGGTTATGTTCAAATTGAGGCTCCTACAAATACAGATTTAGGTAGTTCAAAATTATCTCAAATGGAACCAGGTAATTTAAAGGTTGGTGTTTACCAATCTCAATTAGATGAATTAGGTATAGACATTCAATTTGGTGATTATATTGGTTATTATGAAACGGAAAGTAGAGTTAGATACTATTCGGTTGTAAACGATGGTAGGATATACACAGATAATAAACACACATATGCAGGTTATAAGAGATTTTATAGATCAATTATTGCATCTCCTGTAAACGATAACGAATTTAAAGGATTGTAAAATGGGGTTACCTAAAAAACAAAAAAAATATTTACCATTAAGTCCCGTTAAAACTTTATTAGAAAGAAGACAGGAGATGTTGGATGAAGTCCAAGATAAAGGTACGTACTTACCTAAAGGAGTTTTACATGCTGATTTAGATAAAGGAATGTTAGAATTTGTAAAAAATGATTTAGAGTTAAATGTTGATGGTAAAAAAGTATCGGTGATTGATAAGATAATAACCAACCAAAGTTGGTCACAATTTACTGAAACATGGAACTTTAAAGATTTAGACGATAATGTCAAGTTACCGTTTATTACTACTGTTAGAATGCCTGAAGTTAAATTTGGTACTAATCTTATTACACAGTATAAGATACCAAATAGAAAAGAATTTTTATACGCACAAGTACCTACATGGGACGGACAAAGAAAGGGTTTTGATGTTTATCAAATACCTCAGCCAATACCTGTTGATATTTCTTTTAATGTTAAATTGTTCTGTAATAGAATGAGAGAACTAAATGAGTTTAATAAAATTATAAATCAAAAATTTGCGTCAAGGCAAGCATACTCACAGATAAAAGGACATTATATCCCAATAATTTGGGAAGATGTTTCAGACGAGTCGGTTAAAGATTTAGAAAAAAGAAAATATTATATAGCCAATTATAAATTTCTTATGCAAGGCATTTTGTTAGATGAAGAAGAATTTATAGTTAGACCGGGAATAACAAGACAGGTGTCTTTATTTGAAGTTGATGTTTTAAATACGAGTAAAAAAGTTAATGTTTTTCCTTCGGCACCAAATTTTTTTGATTTTAATTTTCCTTATTTAGATAACAATACACAAATATATGAACCATTTTTTTACACGGCAGATTTAAAAGTAAAAGGGTTAGAAAATGTTAATTCATATTCTGTTTATATTAATGATAATTATGTTGGTGATGATATTGAGGTAATACAAGTTTCAAATGGTGATGTTGTAAGAATAGATATAGTAAAAACAGTAAGCGGTCAGACCTCAACAATAAAAACAACCGCTTATTTACAATAAGTTATTCACCATAAATGTCTTTTTCTTTTTTACAAGTCTTTTGTATTAATGTTTCTAAAAACTTATAAATTTTATAACCATTTTCTTCACAATATTTTTTTAACATTTCATGAGACTCTAATGAAATCTTTATATTTTTAATTTTTTTCATATATATAAATATTTTATTAGGTAGAAAAAAGGTAGAATTTTTTCATACTCCATTCAAAATATTTATTTTAAGTATAATTTTTTGCAATTTTTTGAAGTATTTATAAAATAAAATAAATTTTTAAACAAACTTAAAAAAATGGCATCTAACGGAAAAGTTTTTGTATCTCCTGGTGTGTATACATCAGAAAGAGACCTTACTTTTGTAACACAAAGTGTTGGAGTAACTACATTAGGTATTGTTGGTGAGACCTTACAAGGACCAGCATTTGAACCTATATTTATTAAAGATTATGACGAGTATATTTCGGTATTTGGTGGAACAAGTCCCGCTAAATATGTTGGTACTACAATACCAAAATACGAAGCATCGTATATTGCTAAGGCTTATTTATCAGAATCTAATCAACTTTTTGTAACTAGAATTTTAGGATTATCAGGTTACGACGCCGGTCCTTCTTGGTCTATTGCAACAATTGGTGACGTTGATGTAGACACCATTGGTTCTACAACAAATTTATCGGGTACATTGGCATTTACAGGAACAACAGGCGGTACTGTAGTATTTGGTACTATTCCAGCATTTTTAACTAACGACTTTACTGAATCATATGAAGATTCTAACGGTCTAACCACTTCAATACAAGAACAGATTGAAGATTTAATTTCAAGCGAAATTGGTTATAGGGTTAATAGTAGTTTATTATCAGGAACAACCTCTTTATTTTTTGGTTCTGTTGCTACCGCCCAATTTAACGCAATAACAGGAGCCTCTATTTCATCAAGTGCAACTAGCTTCCAAAATTTAATGAACGTACCTGATGTTATATTATCTAATACTGATTTAACATCGGCAGATAACGATTCATGGTATTATACTTTATTTAATTATAGTTCACCAAACTACGCAGGTTACGGTTTTGGTGGTGTTGTAAGTACATTAGCATCAACACCAACTGCCGGATCATATTCAGGTACAGTTACTTTTAGTGGTACTAACTACTCAGGTACTGCTTATTCTGATTATGACAACGTAGTAGTTGCAACTTTAAGATCAAGAGGTGATACAACATATGCAAGTGATAATGGTCCTGTATATAAAGTTAGTGCAACTACTGCAGTAACAATGATTGGTTCTGGTTTATATTCAGGTATAACTGAAGATCCTTTTGGTACTTTCTTAATTTCAGGAGTTACTGTTGATAATAATAATTTTTCTTTTGAGGTTTCATTAGATTCTGACCAAACAAATTTTATAGGTACTACTCTTGGTTACACTAACTTTAATGGTACTATAGATTCAGATGATTTCCCTATTTTTGTTGAGGAGGCTTATCCTACATTTTTGAACACAGGTTATTTAGAACACAAAATTAGAGGACTAAAAACAAGTTTAGTGGCATTGCCAGGGTTAAGAAACTCACCTAACACAAATACAATTGCATATTCATTAGAAAAATATCAAACACCTGAAACACCATTTGTTGTGTCTGAACTAAGAGGTAATAAAGTTTATAGGTTGTTTAAATTCATAACTATTTCAGATGGTACTAGAGCAAATTTTCAAGTTAAGGTTACTTTAGCTAACATTGACTTAGATAATAATACTTTTGATGTACTTGTACGTTCATTTGATGATACAGATTCGGCAACTAATGTTTTACAATCATTTGTTGGTTGTACATTAGATCCGACATCTAATGGTTATATCGCCAAAAAAATAGGAACATCTAATGGTGAATTCCCATTAAAATCAAGATATATAATGGTTGATATGAGTGAGGAAGCACCATCAGACGCAGTACCAGCAGGTTTTGAAGGTTTAGTTCAAAGATCTTATGGGAACGCAAAACCACCATTTATTAATTTTAAAACACAATATTTTGGACCTAATCAAATTATTTATACACCACCTTTTTCAACTTTTGGTACAGGTGCCCCTATCAGATCAGGAGCAAGTGGTGATAGAGTTAGAAAAGTATCTTTAGGAATTTCTTCACAAGTTGGATTTGATACTGATCACTTAACCTATAGAGGTAAACAATCACCTACTAACTTGGCAACTGGCGAAGGAACTGAGTGGAGTTACGTTACAAAAGGTTTCCACATGGATAGTGGAGCAACTATAGTTTTAATCGGTGGTAACGGACCAACATCTGGGGATTCAAAATTCTTTGTGGGTGATGCTAGTTTCCAATCAAACCCTACAGATCAAGCTAACCCATATTATAGTTCAAATTCAAGAAGATTTACTTTAGTGTTTGCGGGTGGATTTGACGGATGGGACATTTATAGAAAATATAGAACTAATGGTGATGGATTTGCTCTTGGGGGGACTAACTTCTTAAAAGGATATAAAGCAGATGCGACATATCCAAACGCAACAGGTTGGGGAGCTTTTAGAAGAATTACAGGTCCTAATCAAGAAGTTTGGGCTAATACCGACTACTACGCGTATCTATGGGGTCAAAAAACATTTGCTAATCCAGAATCCGTTGATATTAATATATTTACAACACCTGGTATTGACTACAAAAATAACTCAAACTTGGTTGAAGAAGCTATCGAAATGGTTGAAACTGATAGAGCAGATTCGATATATATTTGTACAACTCCTGATTACAACCTATTTACTACGGCATCAATCAATAATTTGAATGATAATTTGATATTCCCTGAAGAGGCGGTCGATAATTTAGATGATGTTGATATTGATTCTAACTATACTGCGACTTACTATCCTTGGATTTTAAGAAACGACACGGAAAATAATCAATCAATATGGATTCCACCAACGGCAGAAGTTGTTAAAAACTTAGCGTTTACTGATAAGATTTTCAAACCTTGGTTTGCATCTGCAGGTTACACTAGAGGTATTGTTACTTCTGATGGGGCAAGAAAAAGATTAACTCAAGACGATAGAGATATCTTATATAAAGGTAGAATTAACCCAATCGCAACTTTTACTGATGTTGGTACGGTAATTTGGGGTAACAAAACTTTACAAGTTAGAGAATCGGCACTTGATAGAATCAACGTAAGAAGATTGTTACTACAAGCAAGAAAATTAATTTCAGCAGTGGCAGTAAGATTACTATTTGAACAAAACGACGATAAAGTTAGACAACAATTCTTAGATTCGGTAAACCCAATCTTAGATGAAATCAGAAGAGAAAGAGGTTTGATTGACTTTAGAGTTACCGTTTCAGGAACCGCTGAAGACTTAGATTCAAATACAATGACAGGTAAAATTTTCTTGAAACCAACAAGAGCTTTAGAATACATTGATATTGAGTTTGTTATTACACCGGCAGGAGCATCTTTTGATGATGTATAAAAAATAAAAAGTGGGGGATAGAAATGTCCCCCATTATATATTTATATTAAAAATATACTATGAAAATAGAAAAAAAAATAATTAACGAATCGTTAGGTTTAAAAAGTAGACCTTATGAAAGTTTTTCAACAAAAAAACAAAATATTGTTATTACTGAAAAACAATTAGAAAAATTATTGGAGAAACTTCAAAAAAAATGAATTTTAGAAAACAAATTTATGAACAATCTCTTAAAAAGAAAATAAGAGAAAGTGTATATGAATACGCAATTAAAGAAGGTATTTACACTGTTTCTACTGAAGAGGGTTTAAAATTAAGACCTGATTTAAAATATTATGCTTTTGATTGGGATGATAATATAATGTTTATGCCAACTAAGATTATGGTTATGTCTGAAAATGAAGATGAGGTAGGCATGTCAACTGAAGACTTTGCTGAACACAGACACCAAATAGGGGAAGAAGACTTTAATTATAAGGGAACAACAATTGTTGGGTACACTTCAGACCCGTTTAAATATTTTAGAGAAGCAGGTGATAATAAATTTATTATTGATTCTATGACCGCACCTGTAGGTCCAGCATGGAATGATTTTGTTGAATGTATTAATGGAGGTTCAATTTTTGCAATTATAACGGCAAGGGGACACAATCCTGAAGTTTTAAGAAAGGCTATTTTTAATTTAATCGCGGCTGACCACAATGGTATAAGAAAAAAAGAACTTATAGATAATCTTAGAAAATATCATAAAATTTATGCCGGACTAACTACAATTAAAGAAGATATTGATGAGAAAAAATTTGTTGCCGATTTTGATGACAGTAATTTAGTTATTGAATATTTGGACAGATGTTTAATGGCTCCTGTTAGTTTTGGTGAAGGTAGTGCGTCAAATCCTGAAGAAGGAAAGAAAAAGGCTTTAAGGAAATTTATATCTGATTGTAGACAAACTGCGGGAGAACTAATTCACTCTATTTTAAGAAGTGAACCAAATGTTAAACTGTCTGATTTAAGACCCCAATTTAAAAATGATGTGGCTAACAATGAAATTATGGATGACATAGAAGACTTTTTAACTAAAAACGTTAAAATAGGTTTTTCAGATGACGATCCTAAAAATGTGGAAAAAACAACTGATATGGTTAGTCAAGAATATGAAGATGAACCAATATCTATTTATTTAACTAAAGGAGGAGAAAAGAAAAAATATAATTAGTAATTTTTATACTAGAACAATAATTTTAAAAAAAAAGAAAGTAAATAGAAAAAAAATAAATTACAGATATTTATAATAAAATAAAAAAATTAAAACTTTGAAATTATGGCCGATTTATTAATGAAAATGCCGATACAATATGAACCTAAAAAGAAAAACAGGTTTATATTAACTTTTGAAAGTAACTTGGGTATCAATTCTTGGTATGTCCAAAGTACTTCAAGACCAAAAATTAAAATTGGTGAAGTTGAAATACCTTTCCTTAATACGTCAACTTATGTTGCGGGTAGATTTAACTGGGAATCAATAGATGTTACATTCTTAGACCCAATCGGTCCTTCAGCATCACAAGCACTAATGGAGTGGGTTAGATTACATGCTGAATCTATTACAGGTCGTATGGGTTATGCCGCTGGTTACAAAAAGAACGTAACTTTAGAAATGCTAGACCCAACAGGAGTTGCTGTTGAAAAATGGATTCTACAAGGTGTATTCTTAACAGGTGTTGATATGGATTCATTAGATTATAGTGATGAAAAAATTGTAACTGTTAAAGCAACACTTAGACCTGATAGATGTATCTTAGTTTACTAAGATAAAAAATACATATTATTTTTTCAAGACCCTACATTTAATGTGGGGTTTTTTATTTACATATAATAATAACAAATTATTTTTTAAATAAAAATTGTATTATGGATAATATTGCTTCTTATGGACAAATGGATTTTAACTTACCACATGATGTTATTAAATTACCTAGTGGTGGTAAATTTTATAAAAATAAAAAATCAGCACTTAAAGTAGGATATTTAACTGCTGAAGATGAAAACTTATTAATGTCACCTAATTTAGGTAAAGACGGATTAATTAGTAGATTATTAAGACAAAAAATTTACGAACCTGGTTTTGATATAAATGATTTAATTGATGCTGACGTTCAAGCAATATTAGTATTTTTAAGAAACACATCATTTGGTCCTGAATATAATTTTAAATTAATTGATCCTGCAACTAATAAAGAATTTGAAGGGTCGATTATTTTAGATGCTGTAGATTACGTTAAACCAAAAAACGAACCCGATGAAAACGGACATTTTAAAACAAAATTACCAAAGTCAGGTCACGAAGTAAAAGTTAAACTTATGAATATGGGTGATCAAAAAGAATTAGAAAAAATTATTGATTCATACCCACAAGGGTTTATTGCTCCTGTTGCAACAAAAAGGTTAGAAAAACAAATCTTAGAAATCGACGGAAAAGAAGATAGAGAATATATAAATAAAATAATACCACAACTACCAATTTCAGATTCAAAATATTTAAGAAATTTTTTAAATGAATGTGAACCAAAGGTTGATTTAGTGAGAACTGTAATAGCCCCGTCTGGAGAAAAGGTTACGTTGAACGTAGGCTTTGGGGTTGAGTTTTTTCGTCCTTTCTTCTAACTACCAACAAATTTTACTTGATGAGTTTTATTATTTAATAAAACATGGTAACTTTTCTTATCGTGATTTAATGACTATGCCCACTTACGAAAGAAAATATTTTATTGATAAGTTAGTTAAAGAATATTCAAAAAATAAATAAAATTCTATTTATAATAAAATATTAAATTATGATGTGGTTATTAATGGGGACCCCACCAACGGGAGGTTATACTGATGACATAGGTGAGAGTATGGGTATAAATCAGTTTAAGACTGATATTAAATCGGCACTTTCCGATGCCCTAGACTATAATAGATACCAAACATTTTTTGTAAAATTAGAAGACTCCTCAACAAAATTAGCTAGAGAATTATCTTATGGTAGTAAAAGTTTTGGTAATGCATTAGAAACAAGTATTTTTAACGCAATGCAAAGAAATCAAGATTTTAATCTTGAAATGAAAGATACTGTTGAAATGATTTCTGAATATGCCAACGAAACAGGTAGGATCCCAACAATACAACAAGAAACAATAGATAACGCAGTATACCTTAACAAATTAACGGGTATAGGAACTAAAGAACTTATTGCTTATACCGCTGAATTTTCAAAAATAGGTATGGGACAACAACAAGCACAAATTTATTTAACTAGAATGTATAAAACCGCCAAAGGTTTTGGTGTAAATGCTGCTCAGTTAACAAAAGAAGTGATGGGCAATTTAGAAAAAACTAATACCTACCAATTTAAAAATGGAGTACAAGGTTTGACTAATATGGTTGCTAGAGCTAAACAATTGGGTATTGATTTTAAAGAAACTATGAAGTTAGCTGAAGACGCTTTAGATCCGGACAGAGCGATTGAAATGGCATCTTCAATGCAAATGTTAGGTGGTAATGTTGGTGCTTTAGGGGATCCGTTTAAATTACTACATATGGCCCAAAATGATATTGAGGGTTTACAAGAAGAAATGATTAAAGTTACTGCAGCATCCGCAGAATATAATACAGAAACAGGTCAGTTTAAGATTGGTACACAACAAATGTATAGATTGAAAGCTATGGCCAAAGAGTTAAATTTAAATTATGATGAATTAGCAAAAAGTGCAATTAAGGCGGCCAAAGAACAAAGAATTATGTCGGAAATTCCTGGTTTTGGTGCCGGAATGAAAGAAGAAGAAAAACAACTTATTGCCAGTATGGCAGAAATGAAAGATGGTAAGTGGCAAGTACAATTACCAGGAACACAAGATTGGGTAAAAGTACAAGAATTGACTCAAGGGCAATTAGACACTTTTACAAACATGCAAACTGAAATGGACAAAACAGATTCCATGAAACTTACTGAAATTGGATCTATTTTACAAGCAACAAAAGACCAAAACGAAATATTGGCAAAAGAACAAAGAACGCAATCAGAAAAATTAACCGCAGAATTAACAAAAGTTGCGAATTCGGTTATTTATAAAGCCGGTAAAGGTACTGGTGATAAGTTTGCCGATACTTTGTTTGATAGTAGAATAACCTCTTTACAGGCTATGACAACGGCGTTAGAGGGTAGAACAACTAGTGTAGTTGAAGCTTTTGATAAAATAGTAACAAAAATGAACACAACAACCGGCGACTATTTAACTGGTGGTGAATTTGGTGTTGATCTAGAGGATGTAATCAATAAAATGAAAGGTGCGGCAACAAAAATAGATGAAGTTTGGGATGCAGTAAAAACCAAAATAACTAGCATTGAAGCTAATGATATATATATTCCATCTGATCTTAAAGGAGGATCAATTGTAACAGGTTCATTTGGTCAATTTACGATGAATCCAAAAGACGATTTTTTAGCAGCACCGGATTTAGATAGTTTTGTTAATAACGCACAAGGGGCATTTTCAATATTAAACACTATGCAAAATAGTGATACAAATAAATTACAAACACTTCAAGAAATATTGACTAAAAACATGAGTTTAGAGATACCAACAACTGAAGTAACACCTAATATAAAAACAGAAACAATACCAAATATAATTAACGTCAATAAAACAACAGAAATACAAAATAATTTAGGTACTAACATGGAAGAATTATTAACTAAAAATATAAATTTAGAAAACTTAACAAAGGCCGTTGATGTTAATAATAAAACAACAAATGAAGTAACAGGAAATGTTGGTGTTAATGGAGACGTTAAAATAAAAGTAGAAGGATTACAAGGGTCGTTGGCACAAATTTTAGACTCAGACCCTAATTTCCAAAGGATGTTTAAAGAAAATGTTATGACTATTGTTAATGAAAGATTAAGTAAATCTTACGGAGAAAAGTTAGGTAATCTTTCTTAAAAAAAATACTAATCATTCTATTTATTATAAAAAGAAAATAATATGGATAGTCCACTATCATTTGATTCTACTGAAAATTTTAGAAAAAAACTTTTATCAATTAACCTGCCACCATATAGAATAAATGGCGAGACTGGTTTTAATGATAAACCCGCAACAAATGAAATAGTTTTAGTTGATTATAGTGTTATTGATTCCCCAAATGTTGAAGATATTGGTGATAAACAAGAAAGAATATTAATAACTAAAAATCAATACGGACCTGGTAGTTCTGATTTTGGTACTTCTGTGGATATTAATGTTGATAAAAACACAAATTCTAATGAAGGTCCTTATGGTCTTAGTACAACTATAGGTTCTAAATTAGAAAAAAACGGAGATTACCAAGAAACTTTATTATACGTTGAAAACATATATGTACCAAAAATAAATGGTTTTAATTACGGTAATACAAGATACGACATTAATAACAATCAACAAAAGGCGAATAAAAATGATGTCTATGATATTACAGATACTTTTAATAACGAATTAGAACAAGTTGGTAATAGTAAAGAAATAGAATTAAAACCTAAAAACATTTATAACCCTACTGGTCGACCTGATTATGGTAGAACAAGATATAGTATAAATAATGATGTACAAAAAGCTAATAAAAATGATGTATATGATATTAGCGACACACTTAATAATGAATTAGAACAGGTTGGTAATAGTAAAGAAATTGAGTTAAAACCTAAAAACGTTTATAGTCCTAATGGACAAGATTATGGTAGTACCTTATATGACATAAATAATGATGAGGTTATTAATACGACAGGATTTGGACTTTACCCTGAAAGAGGGTTAGATCCTTTTTGGGTAAGTAATAATAATGTTTCTAATGTTGGTTTTGTTGAATTTTTTGATAATACAATTAAAAATAAATTTAAACTAATCGCACCAAATGGTGTCATTTATAACATTAATGATGATAATAACTTTCTTTTAAGTACGCCAGGAAGTGAACTTAATGTTTATGATCAATCAACACAATCGTTACAAGTAATTAACCAAAATAGATTATCGGTAAGTGCTAACTTTAAAGAAGTTGAACTTTATAATACAAATATATATAGACCCGTATCTTCTGGATTTAATATTCAATTCTATGGAGATACAAAATATTCAATAAATAATGATTTATTTAATTCAATATCAACAGGTTTTGGCGAATACAACCAAAGATTTAATGACCCAAATTGGGTATTAGGGAATTATGTTTCAACTAAAGGTAATCAAAAAGAGGGGGAAGCATATCAAATTAATATTTGGAAACCTTTAGGTAACGGAAATAATTTTTATGGTAACACAAGATATGATTTAAATTTTGATTTTGTTAATATATTAACTCAAGATGCTAGTGGTACATATCTTGAAACAACTGCAAATGATGAATGGATTGTATCTTTTTCAAATGCTTTAACTAATTTAGCTAATAACCCAAGAATATTACTTTATAATAGTAACCAATATAGACCTGATTCGTCTTTTGGTAATGTAAAATGGAGTATTAATGACGACGTACAAGGATTAAGGGAATCAGGGTTGCCGGATAATAATGGGGGAACGTATGGTTTAGAAGATACCGAACCAAGTTTATTAGAAATTAAAGGTAAAAATAAAGAAATTGAGATATATGGTATAAATTATTATAAACCACAAACAAATACACAACCATCAGCACCATACGGAACAACAAGATATACCGCATTAAATGATATACCATTAACAAATAACCTTAACCCAAACCCTGGTGAGTACAATTTATCTGACACCACTTTTAGTAGAATACAAATACCTTTAGAAAATAAAGCAACACAAGCATATGAAATTAATTTATATAAACCACAAAATGACGGTAGTTCATATGGTCCGTATAGATACGATATAACTGATGACGAACAAATAGAGGTATTAAGTAACCCTGGTGCTAACAATAAAGGAGAGTATGGGCCAAATCAAACTTCGGCAAACAACAGTAATTTAGAAATTAATGCCGAAACAGAATTAATAGACGCGTATAATAAAAATAAATACGTACCTGAAAATAATTATGGTAATCCTGAATTGGTAAACGTAAACGACCTACCAATAAAATTACTTGGACAACCATACGCGAATAGTGATGGCGGTACAAGAGTTTTTGTCCCTTCAATATACACACCATATGCGATTTTAATTCAAAATGACCCTAAAGGTAGTGATGGTAGTGTAAGTCAGGACTCTACATTAATGGGTATTGCAACTGATAGACTTAAAAAAGAATTTGCATATAGAGTAACTGCGGAGTTATTACAACAGACTATTGGTAGGATTAATGTTCTTGATACATCATTTAATCAACCCGATGGTCTACAGTCGACTCAGCTTTCAGTAAAACCAAATACCGATCCATTTGACGTTTTAGGAATTGCAACAGGAAACATTCCTTTAATTGAAAGAAATTGGGCCATTAGTGTTCCTGATTTAATTATTGGTAAAACATTAAATTTTGCAGCAAAACTTGCGGGACTTTATTCACCATATTCTTTTATACCTGGTGAATACTTTGATTATCCTAATGAAAGATTTTTAACTCAAGTTACAGATAACCCTGTTGCTGCACTATTCAAACCGGTTTTTAGTAAATTGTATGATATTACTTCATTTAACATAGACACTGCATCTGAATTGTTTTTATCTAATACAGGTTCAGGTACACAAAAAGAATTATTCACACAATTAAAATATAACCTTTATGTTCCTGATTATAAATTAAACTCATTTAGAGACCCAAATATATTTGCTCCTGATCCTAAATATTATGTAGGGAAAAGAAAATCATTTATTAAAAGTTTAATTAAAAAAGACGAATTACCAAAGGCTAAATTTGAAAAAAGAAAAAGAGAACCAACGCCTGTTTACGGTGATGGTATTTGGGCGAGATTGTATGAAGGTGATTTATATGATGAATTAACTAAACCTACAATTTACCAAGGAGAAATAAAAGGTGCGTTTGGGGTTGAATCTATTAGTGATTTTGATAATGGAGATATACAAGGTGGTTTTACTTGGGCTGGAAATAGAAATGAAACCAAACCACAAATAGGTAAAAAAGTAGGGCCTAATGGTAGAGAATTTAAAACGTCTTCTGCAGGTGCTAGTTCTAACACCTTTCAAAATAGGTTAAATAATACTTTATCAGGTAAAAATACAATAAAAAATAAATTTACCGAAGGATCAATTTTAGAAGCGACACAAAAACTTGTTGATGTTGCAAACGATATTGGTAATGATGAAAAAAGACTAAGACACGTAGGAACTGCCATTAACCAAATTTCAAAAGTTTTTAATGACGGATACACCGAAATGACAAAAGGGTCTAGAATTGTAAAATGGAGAACAAAAAATTCAGTAGACAAGTCAACAGTTAAAGGTGGTATTGCCGAAGGTTTAGAATATTGTAGAGTTTGGACTAAAGACGATCCTTACGCTTTTATAGGTGCTTTACAAAAAACAGATGGTATAACAAAATCTGGTCGTAAATTTAATAATTCGGTATTAGACAACACCTATAATTTGAATATTGGACCGATGAAAAATACTGCCGGTGGAGATTCTACTAATATTTTTCCTGGAGGTGCAAAAAAATATATGTTATCTTTAGAAAATTTAGCATGGAGAACATCAAACAGACCGGGATACACCGTTGAAGATTTGGCTCTTTGTGAAAGAGGACCTAATGGTGGTAGAATTATGTGGTTTCCTCCATATGATGTTACTTTTGATGAGAGTGTAAGTACAGATTGGAACCCAACAACTTTTTTAGGAAGAACAGAACCAATATATACGTATTCAAACACAAAAAGAACGGGTAAACTTAGTTTTAAAATAGTAGTGGACCACCCTTGTATTTTAGATAAATTAGTTTCTGAAGAATTGGCAAAAGAAGATGAATCTAGGTTTACTGCAATTCTAAATTCATTTTTTGCGGGATGTTTAAAATATGATCCATATGAAGTGGCAAGTCAATTTACCACATTTACTTTGAGTGATATTTTTGAAGTTATTGAAAAAACGGGAGACCCACAAGTTATTAAAGAATTAGTTCCAGAAGTAATAACCCCACCAAATACCGTAAAAGAAGAAATCGTAGAAGAATCTAATGAAAAAATAGAAGAACCGGTAAATACTGAAGAATTAGGTAAAAGCGATTTTAATGAATTTATTAATACATTTCCAGTAATGTATTACGCAAACGATAAACCAAGTACATATGACGTTAGCTCATCTACGACTGGTAGTGAAAATGAAGCCGCAACCTCGTTTGATATATATTATGAACAATATGCTGAAAGTGCTGCAGTTGCGAGTAGTAGTACTCCTCAAATAACACAACCAACAACCTTACAACGAACACCTAGACCTTGGCTTCAAACACCACCATTAAATATGGAAGAATGGCACATAGCTGAGGCAATAAGAAGATCCGATGGTGAAAATAAATATAGTAAATATCCACCTGCTAGTAACCGTAAAAATAGAGTCCTTGTCCCAATAAGTAGTGTAAGTAGAAGCGATCCCGATTTTTTTAAGACATATATTGACTCAACACCTAATTCAATAAAAGAAATGTTTAGTTATATTAGAACTAAAAAAACTAAACTTGATGAGTTTTTAACAAAAACATTAGAATGGCTTTCACAGGGTAACTCGATGAGTTTTAAAGTGTTGGGATCAGCATCTGCAAATTATTATGTCGATTCATTTAATAAATCACTTTCCGCTAGAAGAGTTAGTGCTTTTGTTAAATATATGGAAAAATTTAGTGTAGTTTCATCAAATGGGAAAAAATTAAATGAATTTTTTAAATACGACCATACTAATGGTAAGGCCGATAAAAATTTTCCTTTAACTTTTGAACCGACATTTGCCGGATTTAGTCCACCAATAACTACTCAAGATCAATTTTCTGGTATTGATTGCTCAAAACCGTTTCCTCTCACATCAAACGGTAAAAATACTGGAGAGGCAACACACTCTGTAAATGCAATTGCATGTAGGAAAGTTTCCATAGTTGATATTAAATTAGTTGAAAAATCAAAACCTACACCAGAACCTAAAGTTGACGAAACAGAAAAAGATAAACCGGACCCAAAAAATACAAACACTTCAGATAAACCTGAACCACCAAAAGAACCAAAATATATTGAAAAAACTGTTTACCCTAAACCAACCTATGAAACTGTAGTTAAACAAAATTTAAAAGGTAAACTATTAAAAAAATTAGTATGCGAGTGCGACTACTTTGAAATGTTACAAAACGACTCACCGACAGTATTTAACGGTTTAAAAGAACAATTAAAATATTTTCATCCAGCCTTTCATGCTATAACACCTGAAGGATTAAATAAAAGATTAGTATTTTTACAACAATGTATGAGACCTGGAGATACTGTACCTACAGTTGTTGAGACAGGACCGGGAACAACCACATTATTATATAAAGACGCATTTAATAGTGCGTTTGGTGCACCACCTGTTTGTGTTTTAAGAGTGGGCGATTTTTGGCACACAAAAATTGTAATAGATTCTTTATCATTAACATACCCTAAAGACGGTCAATGGGATATAAATCCTGAAGGTATTGGATTACAACCTATGATTGCAGAAGTATCGATAAACTTTAACTTTATTGGTGGTCACGGATTAAAAGAACCTATATCACAACTACAAAACGCGTTATCGTTTAACTTTTATGCTAATACTGAAATGTATGACGAAAGGGCAGAACAAACAGAAATAGTCGCTTCAAATTTTGACCAAGAGTTTATTGAAAATATTAAAAATGAAATAGGTTTAAATGATAGAAATGAAAGACAAAATGAAAACGACTACGGAGTACCTTTTGGTAATATAGTAAAAAGAGATGTTGATATACCAAATAATACAATTAAAGGTACTATTGATTATAAAGAAAAGGTAAATCAATTAGCAAAAATAAGTAGAGAATATTTAGAATCAACTTATAATGAATTAAGATTGATTTATAATCAAGGACTTATAGGGTTAAATTCTATTTTTACCGACAGTAGAAAATATACTTCTGGTGTTTATGGTACGAACACATTAGAAGTAATCGGTTTGTCAACAAAAATTGAAAAAAACTTACAAGACTTACAAACTTTGGCTATTAGTGATGTTGAAAACGATAATTGTCCATTATTAAAAGGAATGAATTTAGAAGATTTTACAAACTTAAATAAATTATCAATAAAATCACAACTAAAAAGAGACATAAAAGAAAGAATTAACTATTATAAATTTACCTTATTAGAGTCAAATTCAAGACTACAACAAAAAGAATTAGAGTTTGTTAAAATAGTCGACCAAATTAATTTTATTTATAGTGGTAAAGATGGTTATAAAAGAGAAAATGGAGACATAACAATTTTTGATATTTCAGGAGGAACGCCAAGTGTGAATACATTTCCGGATGCATATACCGAACTTAAAGGATCTGTAGATGATTTATATTTAGATATGGATCAATTTAATACTAATTTAAAAATAAAAAATATTATACCACAAAATACTTTAAAATTTAATGATAATTTTACTTTTGAAACTTATATTTTAGAAGGCCAACAACAATTAAACGTTGGGCCTGAAAATAGATTCTTTATTTTATTTGGGGGTACCATTTTATCAAGCCCTTTAGAATATGTTAATAAATTTCTTCAAGACTCAATAGATAATGCAGGTGCCTTAGATAGAATAAAAGATAGTAAAAAAGAAGCTTGGAAAACATTTCTTTTAAATAATGCCAATTCATTAGAAACCAAATATAAAAAATCTAAAGAAAAAACTGACAAGTTCTTTACTGAATTTGAAGAAACCGATTTATATAAAGAAATAATTAAAGACACATACCTAAAACCTTTTGATATTAGTAGAGTTTTAGAATTCTTTAAACAAAACCCAACAAACGATACCGATGCTGAAAATTGGAGAAAAATAACAAGCGACCAATCTGTTGGAGGTAATGAATTTAATTTAAAGAAAAAATTTACTTATTAAATAAACAAACTATATAATAATTATGGAATTTTATAATAGATATAAAGATTTTCTAATAGATGGTAAGCAAACAATGGTTCCATTTGTTAAATTACCTGCGAGAGCATCAGACCAGAGGTTCATTTATAAAAAAGGAAGAAGTCGACTTGACAAGATAAGTTTAGAAAAATATGGGTCACCTACTTTTGGTTGGTTGATATTATTAGCTAACCCAAGTTATATGGGTTTAGAAACTAACATTACTGAAGACACTATTTTAATAATTCCATATCCACTAGCCGCAGCAATCCAAGATTACAAGTCGGCATTAGAAACACATTTCTTCTATTATGGCAGATAAATTTAGTAAACAAGATGTATATGTTGAAACGGGATATGATAATATAATTTTAATTGATCCCAATAAAGTTACGTCAACAAAAACCGCTGACGGAGAACCGAGACTTGTCGAGCATGAAAATCTTGTATATTATGCCAATTTAGAAACAAAAATAATCCCAAGAACAAAACTAGCCATTGGTGAAAGTTATGATACAAACCCAGTGGTTAACACAACAATAGCCTCTTTTGCTGGTGGCGACGAAGATTTAAATATTAATTTTTTAAAACCAAAAGGAAAAAAGGCATTTGATAGTAGTTGGACCGATCAAATAACAGGAAAAGGTTCAAGACAAGGAAAGGCACCAAACCAAACATCTGAATATGCGACAACATTTGATGGTAAAACACAGTATAGAAGAAAAACTTTAAATTACGAAGATACCCAAATGTTGGGAATCAAATCAATTAGTGTTAAAATAACACCTGCAGGTACACCAACAGTAAACATGACTTTAGTTGATGTACAAGGTAGGACTCTTTTTGAACAAGGAGATAACTCAATGTATTCTGTATTTTTTAACTTACCATACCCAATATTTTATTTAACAATTAAAGGTTATTATGGAAAGGCAATAAGACTACAATTAACATTAAGAAAATTTAATGCTAAATTTTCACCCGATAACGGTAATTTTGAAATTGATATAGAGTTAATTGGTAGACTTAACGCACTATTATTTGATTCACTTGTTGGTTATGCTAGAAACGCACCTAAAATGTTACCAAGAACAATAACAAAAAATGTAGGAAAAGGAAAAAACACAACCAAAACAACACAAGTTAATACCTATCTTGGAAGACAAAAATTAGAAGAAGTATATAAACAATATAAAGATAAAAAATTAATTGATCCCGATTTTGATGAAATTGATATTGATGAATTAATATTTAGATTAGAGAATTATACTAAAGCTCAAAAAGATAGAACAGCAAAGGCTGACTTTCAAATTATAAATAAAATTGCTGATTTTAGAGATAATATAAATAATTTAAAATCTGTTGTTTTTTCATATACAAAAAGTAAATTTTTAAATTTAACTAAAACATTTATAGTTGGAGATCAAGTAAATTACACTTTTATTGATTCAATTAGTAAAACCGATAGAACGAATATTATTAATAATATTGAACAAGCCTGTAAAGTTTATTTAGAAAAATTAGAAAAAAATGCGGCATTTGGTAAAACACCAAATCAAGTACCTATAGATCAACCGGACGGAACAAAAAAAAGTTTTAATTTAACTATTTCACCTTTTAATTACAATGGTGTAAATGCTAAAAATTTAGTAGTAGAAAAACAGTCATTAAGTACATTTAAAAGTAATATTGACTGGTTAAAAACTTATAGATATAGAAATAGAAGAGACCCAATCAACAATGAATTGAATGAATTTATAAGTAAAGAAGAAGCCGCTTTAGGGTCTATTGAAAAAGTTTGGAATGGATCGTCAATAGTCACTGAAGATCCATATTTTTTTAAATTTGGAGAACCAACAACAGGTACACCGGATTTTACCGCAAATAGTTTTTTAGATATTTTAAAAAAGGCGGAAGACACTTTATCATCACAAGAAAAATTAATAGAAGAAAATTTAACATACGTATTGTCAAGTGTATCACCCTTAAAAAAAGGACCACTAGGATTTGAACCAACAATAAGAAACATTTTTTGTGTTTTAATTGCGGGTGTAGATGCTTTTTTTAAATTGATGGATGATGTCCATGAAAGAGCATGGGACCAAAGAAAAAATTCAAAAAGATTAGACTTAATTATAAACGGTAGGTTAGGCCCTGATGCCGTAAAAAAAGTAGAAGTTAGTACTGGTACTTTAAGTAATGAGGCAATTGTTTATCCATGGCCTTTATATTATGAAAAAACAACGGATAAAAATGGTAGAGAACTGTATGAGGTTAAATATCCCGGTACTGTGGTAACAAGTAATGATTGGGATATATGGCCCGAATTAGAGTTCACTGAAGGTTATTTAGATGCTGCTAATAGCACATTTTCACCGGCACCAATTAATAACTACAATAATAATGCTAATCAATTAAAGTATGTTTCATTTAATGCCATTGAATTTCCATTTAAATATATACCGTATAATAATTTACAACCTGCTGTATTTTTTTATGAAGTATTTGAGAGATGTTTTTTAAATACTAATTATACTAAATTTGTAAGAAACACAGGTATTAACGGACTTAGTGATTTAATAGGTGAATTTGAATCTGAAAATATCTTTGAGTCAATTCAAAACGATAATACATTAGTTACTAACTTTAAAAATAAAATTAAAACGTACACTGATTTAATAGATGAATTAAAAAATAATACATCTAAAACAAATTTTACAAATTTTCAATCTAACAATTTTATAACACAATATATTGTAAATGAAATTATAAATAAAGATAATATTTATAGTGTCGATACTATTAGTTCTAACGCCAAAACAATAATTTCTGGCGAAAAAGCATCTGAAAAAATTAAAGATTATTTAAAAGACACTAGATCTAATAAACTTTCATTTTTAGACACATTTCCATTTACAAATGTTAATTGGTTAAAAAATAATTTATATGATGGTGTTTTTATAACAAACGTAGAATCACCAAACGAAACGATAAGTTCTTTTGACTATGATGTTAAAAAAAGGGTAGTTTCAAGATTAACAGACACAGTTGGAGGTAAAAAAATATCTGCATTAACCGATCGATTTGGGTTTTTTAATGGATCACAATTACCATTAGCAACACCAGGAGCTACTTTAAAATATTCCATAAATTCTAGAAATGACTTAAAAAGTTTTTATTTTCAAAGATCTGTAGATTATAGATATTTTACAGAAAACCAAATAGATTATGGATCATCTTATTCAGGACAAGTAAATGAAAAAGTACAAACAACTTCTTTTTTAAATACCCCATATTTTGTCAATTCAATTGTCGAGGGAGTTAAAAAAGAAAAACAAGGAGATAAAAATCCATATACTGCTCTAGGGTATCTTTTTTTAAATTCACTACCTTTAATCTCAACAAGACATAAATTAAAGACTATAAATTCTGATGGAAAAACACAGACAGATATTGATTATCTTTACGCTACTTTAAATAAATTTTCGGCAATTCATCAATTACCATACGCTTGGATTTTAAAATACGGATCTATTTGGCACAGATATAAAACATGGGTTGATTCTAATTTTACTATTGATATTTTAGATAATGTTTGGACAGACATAGATTATAAAAACATTTTTGATCCAATAACAAACTCAACAACAAAAACATATAATCTTTTTGATTTTAACAACAATCCTTTAACACATGTTTTACAAACATCCCAAACACAAAATGTTAATGGTCAACAGGCTAACGTTACCGTAATTAATTTAGGGCTATACCCTAAGTTAATGAATGACGTTTATTATTATTTTACAAATAAAGATTTATTTGACGGTACGTATACACCCGATAGTTTATCCGCAATAACAACAAGTAAAAAAATAAAAATAGGAAAAAATAACGACGCAACATTCAGTTTTAGTTTGTCAGGAGACTCAACAGAAAAAAATAGAATGATGAAAGTTTTAAATTTCTTTGAGTATATGGATTGTGAAGGTAATGTTGATGTTGGTGTTGGACAAAAAAGTTATTTACTATTTCCTTCTTGTGGAGGTATAGATATAAATCAAGCGGTTTGGGAGTCATATAATGAATTAACAAATAAAAAAGAAGAACTGTTAGATAATAAAAAAATGTATAATGGTTCCGTTAGAACATTATGGGGGGTTCCTAATTACGGATATTTTGATAATAGCTTAATAAAAAAACCAACCCCATCTGAGTACTTATTAATTAATAACCCAAATTTTAGTATTGCGCCGCCAACATTAGAAAACAAAAATATAAAATTAGCAAACATAGAAGAAATATTTAATATTTTTGATCCAAAAACTTTGGATTTATTTGAGGGTTATTTTTTAGGTTTTTGCGATAAAAAAACACCTATTAACAATATAGTTTTAGATGGTGAAGATAACTCTAAAGGCACAAAAAACCAAGAACAAAAATCTTTACTTGAACAACTTAAAAAAATATTTTTTGTAGATAAAAATAATATCAGCGTGTCGACTGAAGATCAAACAGGGTTTAGTTTGTTAGAAAACCAAATAAACTCTATGACAAAGAGCATAGGTGAATTTTTAAATTTTGAATGTATTTTAAAATTAGGAAATCCCGGTAACTTTAATAGATTATATTTTAATGATTTTACTGACGACATTACATATATACCTTTAAAAGGTAGCCCTGGTGCAAAATTAAACTACGGAACGTATGGTAATAATTTACCACCTGATGTTACGTTAGTTATTTCACAATCACAAAGAATTGAAGCATGGAAGGAATTGTATAAATATATAGGAGACTCAACAGAACCAAAGGCGTCCCTTACAGATCCTAACTCATACGTGTTTAATTTCTTTAAAGAATTTAATGTTGATTTTAACGAAGACAATGTTAAAAATTTATCACAACTTATAAAAATATATGTAACTAAAAAAATAGAAGATTCAACATACAACAATACAAATTTTTTACAAGACTTAAAAGACTACTTAAATAAAGTAAACAACGAAAACGAAGACACTATTAATGCAACTTTAAGTAAATTAAATGGAAAATTAAAAAATGCTAACGTAACAAATAAATTAACAAATCAAACACCAAACACATACGGAGATGTTTTAAAATTAGAAACATATACCGTTTTTAAAAATTTAAATGATAAATGGATCGCTGGTAGTGATTTTAAAAATAGACTATTATTTGAAGACTTTCTTTTTCACGACAGAGCCAATGTTGATATTGGTGATGAATTAACTGTTGAAACTGATAAACTATTAGGGCAATTAAAAAATCAAGATAAAAAATCCATAATGGATTTATTAAGTAATATTTTAACAGATAATAATTTAATTTTCTTCGCTTTACCTTCTTATATAAATTTTTATGGAATAAAAAGTGCAGTAATAAATAACCAAACAATACCTGTTGAAATCCCTAATTCTATGTTTGGTACTTATTTAAACGTTGATTATTTAAACTCAAAACCAAAATTTTTGTGTATATATGTTGGAAAACAATCTGAACACTTACAAACTTCGGATACAACATTTTCTAAATTTGGTGACGACTCTTTTGATATGAGAAATTCATCAACAAACCCGTTAAGAGTACCTGCAAGTAATATTGACTATGAAAAATCAAGTCCTGTTGTTGGGTTTAATGTTGATTTTGGAATACTTAATCAAAATATTTTTAGAGACGTAAGTTTAGATATGTCTGAAAAGAAAAACACCGCAGAAACTTTTGCTGTTAATGAGCAATTAGGTAAGGCAGGTGCCGGCGATAGTGTTGCACAACAATCAGTTTCTCTTTATAGTATATATAAAAGTAGGTCATATACATGTGATGTTAAATCTATGGGGTGTGCGGTAATCCAACCCACAATGTATTTTAATTTAAGACATGTCCCATTATTTAGAGGACCTTATTGGATTACAGAAGTTAGTCATTCTATAAGTGAAAGAGGTTTTGATACTTCATTTAAAGGAGTTAGAATGCCATTATTTTCTTTACCAAAACCAGAAAGTTTTTTAATGGGAGTAAACAAAAATTTTACAACAAAATGGAAAAAAGAAATATTGGCATCAAGAAAACCAGACACCAATCCGGTGTCTACATACGTTGTTAATTTATCAACTGCCCCAAATAATGCAACAAATGCGGCGTGTATTGGGGCTACAACATATACAACTAAACCTTTTATTACTAACGTAAAAACAACAATAACCGATAATGATTTAGTTAGTGCACTTAGTGCAAATACAAGTACTAAGGCTATTAGAGCTTGGCTTTTTGGTATTGCAAAAACTTTCCCTATAAATACTGCAGGAGGGTCGTCGGTAACATGTAATAATAATAATTTATTTGGTATTACATGTTTAAATAATCCACCAGCATTGGACGCTAAATTTACAGAACAAACATGTGTTGATTTTAATGGGTCCGACACACCAATTCCTTGTTTCGTAGATATTATAAAACCAATAGAATATATGGAAGCCGACTATAAAACACTATTTGTTGGATCACCTACATTTATAAATAATTTATATTCTGCAAATACCGTTTCTTCAACATTAAACGATCCTGCTTTATCGGCATATACCGGTACTACAGACATTAAAGTACTAAGGTTGGCCTGTGCATTAAACCAACTTAAAATAATGATTTGGGAGTCAAGAGACGGCATAGGGTTAACCGCAGAACAATTATACGATAAAGTTAAATTAGAAAGAACAAGTGGTACAATAAGTGATATTGTCTACGCTTATAATGTTGAACAAATGATAAAAGGAGTAAACTATTTTTATATACTTAGCGATCCATTTCCATAAAACGATATATTTATTAATAAAAATAGTTATGAGTGTAAAAAATTTATTAGATGAGTATCTAAAAAAAGATACAAGAATCACACACAAACAAATAGACCAAGAACATCAACAAGTTTGTGATTTAGATACCGGAGAATGTTATACAATAAGAATGAAAGACGGACTTATTGAAAGATTTGACAATACTATGAAAACAAATAAAACATTAAAAGTCGAAACACCAACAGGGGTTAAGACTTTATTAAATGGTTAAAAAAAATCAAAAATGAGTTTAGACAAAAAAATACTTGAAGAATTAAGAAGAATTAATCAGATTAATAAATATATTCTTAAAGAACAAGGTGATGAATTGACAGGTGCCCCACCAGCAGACCCTGGTGCCGACCCGGCAGCTCCTGCTGATCCCGCAGCAGACCCAATGGCTACCGATCCCGCAGCACCTGCTGATCCCGCCGCTCCTTCTGATCCCGCAGCTCCTGCTGATCCCGCCGCTCCTTCTGATCCCGCCGCGGGTGGTGCTGAAGTTCCTGAACCTGTTGATGTTGCAAATGATCCTGACGTTGAAGAAATTGGTGGTGAAGGCGAAGAAGGTGGTGAAGACACGGAAGAAATTGATATCACTGATCTTGTTACCTCTCAAAAAGAAATGAAAGACAAACAAGATGAGATTATGGATAATTTATTTGGTAAATTAGATGATTTACAAGCAAAGTTAGCTAATATTGACCAAATAATGAATAGAATTAATAGTTTAGAAACCAAATTTGATAAGTATCGTGATAAAACACCTGAAGAAAAACTTATGTTGAGGTCTTTAGATTCTTATCCATATAATCAAAAATTAACAGATTTTTTTGATGATAAAAAAATTGAAATGGATAAAACGGATAAAAATGAATATGTTTTAACATCAGACGAAGTTGAAAATTTTTCACCAAATGAGATAAAAGGTACTTTTAATGATTTTGATGAAGAAGAAGAAAAACTATCTGAAATGTATTATAGAAGAAACAGAAGATTACTATAAAAATAAGGTTCGGTCATCCGAACCTTTTTTATTTGACATTATTAGATTTATACTTATATTTTATTCAGATAAAAGAGTATAAATTTTTAAAAAACAAATTATGTCAAATGCTTTAGATGCGGTACTCGCTCAGTACGAAAAGAACTCACAACCAAGTGGAGGTTCACAAAAATCAAACATTTCTCAAGAAGACAGAATGAAGAAGTACTTCTCTGCAATTCTTCAAAAGAATGAGAAATCAGCACAAAAAAGAATTAGAATTTTACCAACAAAAGATGGTTCTTCACCATTTGTTGAAGTTTGGTATCACGAAATTCAAGTTAACGGACAATGGGTTAAGTTGTATGACCCTGATAAAAACGACAACGAAAGATCACCACTTACTGAAGTTTATAATGAACTTATTTCTACAGGTAAGAAAGAAGATAAAGATTTAGCATCTCAATACAGAGCAAGATTGTTTTACATCGTTAAAGTTATTGACAGAGATAACGAACAAGATGGAGTTAAGTTTTGGAGATTTAAACACAACTACAAACAAGAAGGTGTATTAGATAAAATTCTTCCTATTTGGAAAGCAAAAGGTGATGTTACTGATGCTGAAAAAGGTAGAGACTTAATCATTGAGTTGATAAAGGCAAAAACACCACAAGGAAAAGAATATACTGTTGTTCAAACAATTATGTATGACGATCCTGCACCATTACACGAAGATAAAGAAATCATGGATGGTTGGGTTAAAGATGAATTAACTTGGAGTGATGTTTATTCTAAAAAACCTGTTGAATATTTAGAAGCAGTTGCGGTAGGAGAAACACCAATTTGGAGTAGTGAACTTAAAAAATATGTTTACGGAGAAGAAGCGGAAATTTCACTTGGAGGTGTTAAAGAAGAAACACCTATTGTTGACCCACAAGCGGATGAAGAACCATCAGAAGAATTACCTTT